AGATCTACCATGATGGATCTAATTCATATATCAACAATACGACTGGAATCTTAAGAATTAGAGATAGTGAAATAAGACTCTGTAACACCGATAATGAAACCTATTTCTTTGGTACTGCGAATGCAGCCGCAAAGCTGTATTTCGACGATTCAGTGAAGCTTGAGACACAAGCAAATGGAGTAACAGTAACAGGCGGTGTTTATTCAGACGGCTTGATTTGTGGAGATTCAGAGAAAATTGAGTTAGGTGCAGGAGCAGATCTACAAATATTCCATGATGGAAACTCTCGTATTAAAAGCACATCTGGAGCGTTAAAGCTACTATCAGATACTGTTGAAATAAATAATGCTGCTAATAATGAATCTTTAGCTACATTTACTGCTAATGGAGCCGTAGAACTTTATTATGACAACAGTAAGAAGTTTGAGACAACTTCCGCTGGATGTACGTTAACAGGTAGTTTAACAGGCACTGGACACGTATATCTTCCAGATGGAGGTAAGTTTGTTTCTGGAGCAGGTAATGATCTACAACTTTACCATAATGGAACAGAAAATATTATTGCTACAAATAATAGTGCAGTTTTACAAATACTCTGTAACGGTACTGAGAAAGGAATAGAAGTAAACCCTAATGGAAATGTAGAACTCTATTACGACAACACTAAGAAGTTTGAGACAACTGCTGGCGGTACTATTGTAACTGGAACATTAAACACAACTGGTACTATTACTGGTGGTGGACATATAAAAACTGGTTCAGATACAGGATATTTTTTAGCTGGAGCTAGTAATGACTTACAAATCTACCATGATGGAACGAATAGTTATGTAAGTGATGTAGGTACAGGTAAATTAATACTTCAAGGTGATGGACCTGGAGTTTATATAAGAGGACAAGCTGGTGAAGAGTCTATTGTAGCTGCGTCTAACGGAGCCGTAGAACTCTATTACGACAATGCTAAAAAGCTTGAAACAATGTCAAGCGGAGCAAAAATATACGAAGATTTAGAACTTATTGGTGGAACTCCTCAAATTAAATTTGATGATACAACTTCAAGTGGTTATCAATCCTATATAAACACAAATAACAATGAGCTGAAGATTATGGCTTCAGCAGGTGGTTTTGGAGTTTATTGTGGAGCAAATGCTAATGGTGCAAGTAATACAACTCAACGATTCTGGGTTAATGGTGACGGTTTAGTAAGACTACCAACAGATGATAGTAAACTTCAGATTGGAGCTTCGCAGGATCTACAAATCTACCATGATTCTACGAATTCAAATAATAAAATTCAATTTGATCAGCAATTATTATTTAGACCACATGGTTCTGGTGGAAGTTATGAAAACTCAGCAGCTTTCAATCCAAACGGTTCCGTAGATCTATATTATGACGACGTAAAACAATTATCTACGGAAAGTACGGGAGTTAATATTCAAAATCAATTAAGACTAGCTGATGGGTCTGCCGGATCACCAGCTATTTCTTTTTTCAATGATGGCAGTGCTGACACAGGAATATATCGTCCAGGTGCCGATCTTCTTGCTTTCGCAACTGGTGGATCGCAGAGAATGAAAATAGATAATTCTGGGGATTTATTCGTACAGAGAATATATGACAACACAACTAGTGGAGGCGCAAACGTACGAGTTCAATCTAATGGATTATTGCAAAGAGATACATCATCAAGACGGTATAAAAATACTATTGAAGATGCAACGCATGGTTTAGCTGATTTAAACAAACTTAGATCAGTTACTTACAAAGGGAACAACGACGGAGATACAATATTTGGTGGGTTAATTGCAGAAGAAGTACATGATGCAGGTTTAACTGAATTTGTTGATTACAACAGTGATAACCAACCAGACGCTTTACGTTATGCAAATATGGTCTCTTTATGTGTTAAAGCAATACAAGAGCTATCTGCAGAAGTAGAAACATTAAAAACTAAAGTAGCCGCCTTAGAATCAAGCTAAGGTAATCAATTTACAAACACAATTTATTCAATAAAAAACTAAAAATGGCAACAAAAACTTGGCAAGTAAACACCATGCAGCGCGAGCTTGCAGATGGTTATGTAAATAAGGTTATCTATCGTGTTAACGGTGAAGATGGCACATATAAGTTCAGAGCTACTGGTGAAGTAGATCTTCCTAAGCCTGAAACTCTAGTACCATATGCTGACCTTACAGAATCAACTGTATTAGGTTGGGTTAAAGCAAAACTAGATGCTGATAACGCTGGTACTGTAGCGGCTATTGAAGCTGCAGTAGATGACGGTGTAAACGTACAGAAAACACCTACACATGGAACTGGTAAGCCTTGGTCTTGATATACCAAGAGCTACTCTTCCTAAAGCATTAGATATACCTGCACTGGAATTCAAACCACCCTCAGCTCGGATACCTTACTATAAACCTATGGTAATACCTCCGAGCGATTTGGAGTCTCCAGAGGAAGTAGCACCAGAGAAGACAACTGAACAACCAGAACCACCTAAACTAAATATCCCAGTATTGGATATACAAATGCCAATACCTGAGACAGCAGTAGTAGTTACAGCTGTTACTACAGCAGTAGTGGCAGTTGCTACGACTACTATTACCCAGTCTCTATTTGAACCAATCAAGAAAAAGGTTCAGAAATTCTTACAAAAGAAAATTGATAAATGGAAGGAAAACAGGAAACAAAAAAAGGAATCTTTGGCAAATTAAAAGATGTTGCTGAGGATAAGGAACATCAAATTGAAGTACTTGGAACCTTTGTCAGGTTAGGTGTAGTCGTCTGGTCTGGATTCATTATTACGATGAACTATGTGGAGTTACCAATGATAAAGAAAGCTGGTAACTCAGATATCACTTTCGTAGCGTCGGTATTCACTGGAGCACTTGCAACATTTGGTTTGACCACTGGCAACAAGAACGGCAATGGAAATAAGCCTGTAGACTGTCCCATGGTAAAGAAAAAGGAAGAATGAAGAAATGGCTTTTACTCTTCCTACTGGCATCACCCACGGTAGCGAGAGCAGAATTAGTAACCCCAAATTTCACCCAGGGTTCGATGAACAGTACAACGACAACGACTCAAGAAATAGTAGAGGATATAACTATCACTACTTATGGGTCTGCATTAAGCAAATGGAGTGGCGAAAATATCACTCATACATCAGCCTCATCAGGAGGCTTAGCCGATTCAGATTCGGTATTCACCTTACACACTGCTGGAGACCCCTTCACTTTAGAAGTAGTTTCAAGAGCAGCAAGTCAGGTACTATCCGTAGAAACAATAGAAAGAGAAATAGATACTACTTCTACTACGGTATCCTTATCAGTCTTCTCTCAATAGCACCAGTACGTGCTGAAGAAGGTGATAGAAATGTTAGCAATCCTGTAGCTGCAGCCACTGGGAATGTAACCAATCAAGCAGTGCAATTCCAGAACAATGGAGCACCATCCAGGCAGCACTACGGACCTAACATCTCATGTAATGGAGCAACGATGACTTTCTCTCCGTTCTATATGGGAAATCATACGACTCCATACGATGACACTATGACTCAACAGAGTTATACAGTCGCTGAGAACTGGGGAGGACAGATAAACTTCATGGTCCCTTTAGATCGTGAAGGTCTAAATAGATGTAGAAGTATTGCCGCAAGGCAAGAAGACAAAATGAAACTTGACTATGAATTAGTCAGAGTTTTGAAGTGTGCTGAGCTACAACAAAAAGGTTTCATGCTATTACCTAAAAGCCGTGTCTACGATATGTGTAGCGATGTGATTGCAATATCAGCATGGAAAAAGGCAGAAGCAAAAGTCTTGAAATGTATATCACCACCTAAACCTTGGTATAAACCTTGGAGTAAACAAAAAGAACCTAAATGTACTATGTCCACTTTAAGTGAAGCAATAAAAAAACAACACGCAGAACAAGCTAAAGCTAAAGCTGCAAAGAAAACAACACCTAAAAAAACTACTAAAGAATGATCGTACTTATCAAACCCATCCTCATGGCATTCCTCAGCTCTTCCGCTGTAAAGGAATTAGTTATACAACTACTAGA